CAGTTTTCTCACAGTATACTCACAGTATTCTTTAACGTAGTTCCTTTAAGATGTCTCTGAGAATTCTTTGAGAAGTCTTTAATAATATTAAGAGGGGCATGGCCATAAAAAAACGCAGAGATATATCAGTTGTTACACTGAATGTACTCTGCGTTGTCTATGTGTGTCTATGAAATAAACTGTACAAATAAAAAAGACCCCCCTTAGATCGATGTTGTTTACCGAGAAACAATGCCGATCTAAGGGGGGCCATATACGAACGTGCTATATAAGATATCTTAGAGGAATCTCAGAGGAATCACACAGAAAAAATCTGCGTTCGCTCTGGGATGTCAGCTAAGACTACTAGAAGATCACGGGAACTTGAAGCATCCCACAGGTTCCCACAGTATCCCACTCTATGACACTCTATACCCTATTAAATTTGACCTTTAATGCAATACAGAGGGGTTACGCACAGAGAGAACAGGCCGTAAAAAACCCCCCAATCCAAACACAATGAATCAGGGGGTTCTCTATGTTACCGCGTTTATATATCTCTACTCTTCTATAAGTTCTAGAAATACATTTTCATACCATTCTGTAAGAGCATCTACATCATCAAATCCTCCTTGCTTTGCTCTTACTCCTTGTTCTGCAATACAATATAAATTCCATACTGTATCCATTACTGCAATACGAGTGATCGCAGCTTTCTTTGCGTCTCTCCATCCATTCAATCTATGCTGTGAAAGACTGGCTGTTGAGTTTGCATCAATAACCATACTGGTTTCTTTTGTTGTACCATCAGGCAATTTCTTTGCATCCCGAATGGCACGATTAATGTTGTAGTTATAGTCTGCATTGGGACCGCCCTTTTCTAGAATATACTCAGGACCATCCTTTATATTCACATGGGCATCAAGAGCATCAATGATTGACTGAGGCCAGACATGATTATACTTCTTACATATAATCATAAGTGACGCACGGAAAATCAAATCATAGACCCATTTTGCTTCGGGACCACCTGTGATAATCTTGGATTTTACTCCGGGCGATTTCAGGGTTGTGACCGAAAGCTCTTCTACTCTACCCATGAGAGTATCGAGCATCATTAGGTCTTTGCCTCTACTTTCAAGTTGACTTCGGAATACATCTGTTCTCACAACAGAAGCAGATCTATCATCCTTCGGTCCTACTGTATCGGAATTCGCATAATCACAATCCTTGTCAACATGCAGCTTTCCATCCTTGGATACATATCCATCTTGATTATAACAAACATAATTCAGGACAGTTTTAAGGTCGCCTCTCTTACATGCTTTTGATTGAATTGCACCATTGACCCATGTGATACCTGTGATTGGATGGACCATTTTCAAATCTTCGATAATGGCTCTGATTTGCTCATTGGGTTTTTCTACACTGTCATTTGAATTATAATGGTAATAGATATCCTTTAGCTCCTCATAATCATCACACACATGCTCTATGATAACCATTTGTTCGGGAGTATTTCCACTATAAATGTTTTCCCATACATACCGACGAGTGTGACCATCTAGACAGAAGGTTGTTCCAGCAGGATATCCACCCGAATCCGCACAGAGAGTTCCAATGAATCCGATAATGTGGTCCTGCCACAACTTCTTACCTAGAACCGTATCCATGTTACGAGTGTGTGCCCGAGCCTTGAAGTCTCTTTCTACAGGAAATCTCGGAACCTTTTCCTCATCCAGAAACATGTCATTCAGACGTTGACCTTCGACCAGACCGTGAGGGGTGACACCGGGAACCTTTCGATAATCTTCAGAGTCAGGAAGAATTACCCTGGGCTTTGTTTGAGTGTTGGGTAGGGGGGGTGAAGGCATTCTCTTCGGTCCCCGTAGCCCCTTCTTGTTCGGTTTTGTCTTAATGCGTGTCTTATTAACTGCTGCCATAATATGGTTCTCCTCTTACGTTATGAGATATTATTATCTCTTTTCTTGTGAGAAGGAGTATTGAACTGATATGAGATATTGTCATCTCTTTTTTATTCAATATTCCTTTTTTTTCACACATGCATATGTTGCACATGTAAAATACATCATACTACTATATAGTAAACTTTTCCCGCTGGGGAAAACTTATTTTCATTATTTGTCAAAAAATGCTCCTTGTAATTCATTGCATAGAGGAATCGCAGTATAGCAGCAGACCAATCACAGAGACATTCAATACAAGACTCATATAGAAATCCAATGTGACCATGCCTACCATTACTGCCACTCCACACATAACGAATAGTACCTTTCTCCAATCCATTCTATTCACCTCTATTCTTTGGATACTCAAGGGGTAGTTTTGGATTGTTCTCCAAAAGCAATTTCCTTAATCGCTTTGTCTCCTTCTTTCCTCTACCTAGTACATAGACATACTTGTGCTTTGGTGCAGCGATGCGTTTTTTGCAGGATGCCTTTTTGGTAATGGCAGCCTGCTTTAATTGTACTGCAATCTCATCAGGGATGTTCTTCCAGTTGACCTTTCCTTTCTTGCGCCATTCAGGGAGAAACTCGATTCCAAGGTTCTTTGCATGACGTACATATTCGGATCGTTCTGTGAATGCCTTGTCGCCCTTCCAGCCCTTTCCAGGGACGAAATACTGATTCTTTGTGCCGGATGTCTGACCCAGATAGGTGAAACTACATGCCTGATATATGGTGCCTAGCTCTTTGGCATCAGGGTCGGAGTATGCCGTAAAGAAACGAAACTCTGTGTTCTTCACCATCCACTTGATGGCATCCATGATGATGTGGCTTCCAAGGTTCTTTGGACCGAAGCTAATACATGCACCACGCGCAATGAGCTTTTCTTTGTTCTTGTTCTCTGCACCCAGGATATTAGAAAAGGCATTTGGGGTTGCCATGACAATGACACCGGATAGCACGCGGGGCTTACCCGGTACGTTCAAATACCATGCAAAGCGATGCGTCAACCATGTGGGCATCTTGCCTAGCCATTCATGGCGCTCAATGAATTGGACGAGTTGTCGGCATTTGGCCTTATCTGTCTTGGGGATGTACTCAAATTCAAAGTCGGAAGTGCGAAGAGACTCTGCCTCTTCTGGTGTCAGGGATGCATCCTTCAGGTCGCGTTCATAATTGACTTCGCGAAGATGCCCCTGCCAACACTTGTCTCCATCGTATTTGTCGAATCGCTCATGAGGAGGGATATAACCTACTTCCTCTTCTATTTCACTACTATTCATAAACTGTAATAGACTCATTTTTTAATGACTGTTTCCTTCACCTTTGCATAGAACACTTTTACCTTCCGCCACCTTTCTCTCCATACAGGTCGCTTCTTCTTGATAAAATGCCCTTTTTCGTCACGCCTTCGTTTTGTTTCCCACCATCGTAATGACATATTGCTATTCTCCTATGCTGCAATAATTTCCCTTATACTGTAATCGTATGAGTTTTTTCTTCTTTCTCTATATCGCCAACGGGCAGACAGCCCAGTTCTTCTTCGTTTTCTTTGTCGGGATTCCTCGGCAGCACAACGAGCTTTATGTTCTTCACATTGTGCCTTACTATTGTTATCACCAGACAAATTCATTGCAATCACAATTCTCATATGTCAATATTCCCATTACAATAAAAAGAATGCCCGTCGCGATTCCCACCTCCTGAAAAAATCCACGGGCTCTTGATGGGTGGTTTATGTTAATAAACAAGTAGTGCGGTGATACTGTTTTACACCCTTTCCAAGCTACTATCCCTATATAGGCGAGATTCAAAGTGCCTTCTCAAAAAATACCCAACAATCATGCTCTGGAACGTAAAATAAATCATCATCCCAATGTTCTGTGTGGCAGAAACAGTTATGCCGAACATCTCGTATACGAATAGCTCAGCCGTAATGACTGCAACTAAAAATACGGTTATTCGACTAATCACTACCTCTGTCATTGCCTGTCTCTTTGTCTGTTTTCTCTTCATCATACCATCCTTGAAAATCCTTTAATCTTATCAAATTGTATTACATTCTCAAACTTATCCACCATGTCCTGCTTATGGGATATAATATATGTGTTCGTTCCTTCTGGTTGTCTGAACAGCAACTTTGCCATCACCTCATCCGATCCAATTGCATCCAATGATCCATCAAATACCTCATCCAATATCAGTAGATTGGTGTTGACGCTATTCTTCAATGCAGCAATCTTGCGCCATGTGAATAGCAATGCAAGGTCAATGCGTGCCTTCTCGCCTTCACTGAATGACGTATATGAGAAATCGTCAAGGTGCCTTGATTTAATTGTCTCAGAGAAGGTATCAGATAGCTCAAACTTCACGAAGAAATCCAAGTCCTGTAGATGCTGGTTTATCTGTTCATTGATAACAGGCAGATAGTTCTCTATGATCTTTGCCTTGATACCCGAATCCTTTAGTAGTGTCAATGCCACATCCTGAGTTTTCTTTTGACCATTCAATTCACCCTTGCTGCCTTCTAGTATTGCCAGTTCAGACTCAAGGTCTTCCATGACCTTTGTGCGGTCACTGCTCACTGTATTGTTCTGCCTGTTCTGCAATTCGGATATCTCATTCTCTATGCCTTCAATCAATTCAACCCTATTTCTAATCTTCATGACCCGATTTGCAATACGCTTTTCTCCCTTTACTGCCCAGCCCTCTAACTCGGTAATCTCTTCCATCTCTTTGTCAATGCCACGAATCTTCTCCATGAGGGTATCAATGGCAGTCTCAATTTCATCCACCTTGCCGCCCTTTGTGCTAATCATCCTATTACGAAATGCCTCTTCAATGTCCTGTTCACATGTAGGGCAGGAGTGGTTGTCATTGAAGAATTTAAGTTCCTTTGCAGTCTTGGTCTTGGTCTTATTCAGGTCACGAAAAATCTCATTCACCTGTTTCTGTTTGGCTTCCAAGGGTGCCTTCTTGACAATGATTTTATTGGTGATGTTCTCTTGCTCTTCCTTGTCCTCTTCTAGAATGCTATTGTCCAGACGATTCATCTCAATAAGCTCTTTTAGCTTTGTCTCTTTCTTTGCAATCTCCTCTTCACGTTCCTTATTAGAAGAGTCAATGTTGGACTGTTGCAATTCACGCTTTTCTGTCACCAACTGCATCTGGGTTTTGTTGTCGCGAATCTCTTCCTTGAGGTTGGATACCCTATCCTTCAATAGTGTATTCATGGAAGAGAAAACTTCAATGTCCAGAATGTCCTCTACTACCTTTCGTCTATCGGCAGGCGTGAGTGACATAAACGAGGCATAACGTGAACCCAGAATCACCACAGAGCAGAATGACTTGTAATTCATCTTCAATACGTCCGTCTCTAGTGCATGTTGGAAATCCTTGACAGAGGCATTCTGGTCAAGCGAAGCCCCATTGACTGTAATGGTAAACATTGCAGGCTTTAGGCCGCGAGTAACCGAATACTTCCTATTGCCAATAGTGAAATCGAGCGTCACAACGCATTCCTTGTTGTTGATGCTATTCACCAGTTGGGGCTTATTGATATTGCGATATGCCTTACCAAATAGGGCAAAGCACAGGGCATCCAGTATGGTGGATTTGCCTGCACCGTTCTTACCAATAATCAACATGTTCTTACAGGCATTGATGTTATACTCCGTGTACATGTTGCCGCTGGCAAGGAAGTTCTTGTATTTCAGTTTATTAAACACGATCATAATGTACCTCTATAGTGAAATTGCCTCATCATGCAATGACTTCATTAGCTCCCGAACATGTTCTTTGTTGTCATATTCGGTCTGTTCGATGTACTCGTTCAGTATTTCAATGGTGCCCTTGGACTCTATGTGGTCAACTTCAATATCCAGATTCGATGCCTCTGTATTGTCGATGATTTGTAGATGCCAAGGTTCCTGTGCTTCCAGTTCCTCAATGAATTTCTCGTACATGTACTGGTCTGGAATGTTGTTCGTGATTAGCTTGATTGCCTTCTTCTGATACTGCCCGAAGTCAACATTGCCATCAATGTACTCGGATGACTTATCGGCATCGAAGTAAATCTTCTTGAACATCTTATACGGATTCTCAATAAGCTCAAGGTCGAGCGTCTCTGTATCAAAGATATGAAACCCTCGCTTTTCATCATAGTCAATCCATGTCTGTTCAAAGGGTGAACCCAGATACCACACGTTGTCAAGGTGAGAGCGTGTATGGAAATGACCCGAGAACACCATGTCAAATTTCCTGAAGACCTTCCTATCCATGCCCTCTGTGTTCATCAGGCCCCGTGCCATAGGAAACCCTTCAAGATTCAGATGCCCCATGCACACGGTCGATGTAGAATTGCTAATCTTCAACATGGTATCATCATGATTTCCTGCATTTATCCAAGGGACAAGTAGGATGTTCAGCCCACCAAAAGAAACCTCGGTTGCCTCATGGTAGATGTCAATAGAGGAGTCGAATAAACAATCCATTGAATTGATACGATTGGTGTTCTTGTAGTATGTGTCATGGTTGCCAATGACAACCGACAAGTCATAGTCCGTCCTCATGCGGTCAATCACACTACGGAATCGGTCGAGCGTCTTATAGCTAATCCACTTGCGCCTATCTGTAATATCACCCAAGTGGATTATTTGCTCGATTCCATTCTCTTCCAGATACGGAAAGAACACATCATACCAGAACATCTCTTGGTAGTCCGCAAAGGTGTCGCTATCTCCACGCACCCCTGCATGTGTATCCGTCACTAATGCAATTTTCATATAATCATTCCCCAATATAGTTCAGAAGATTGTTCGCAGCTACGCCACGGGTCTTCTTTTTTTTCTTCTTCTCGCTGTTCTTTTTGGTTTCTTTCTTCTTCTGCATTGCCTCTTCATATGTACCAATGAATTCACTCATGTTATCATATAGCTTTCCAAATCCAATTGTAGATACATCTGAATAGTCATTGGTCCTACCAACCTGTAAGTCATCCATGATTTGTGAGTTCTCTAATGACTTGTATTTCACATACAGATGCTTCTTCTCTTTCTGAATTCGACGCAGGAAAGCATAGTAGATAATCTGGGTGAAGTAGGCAAACGGATTCCTTGACTTGTCTGGGTCGAAATTGTGTATGTACTGAATGCAATTCTCAATACCATCCGATACCATGTCTTCACGAAACCCATAGTTGATAAAGTTGGATTTGTACGATAGGTGCGTGGCGATCTTCACAAATATCGTACCTAGTTCATCTGGAATGCGTGGGTCTGGCTCTCCCTCGGTTCTTGCAATTTGTGTCTGTTCCTTAAACTCGATCATGTGCTTTAGAAACTCTTTATTATTTACATAATGCTCATTTTTATCCACAAAATTTACCCTCCACTATTCAATTCTACGTTGTATGTTTTGACCTTGAACTTCTCTGACTTGTATATCGTAAAGCGTTCCTTGAAATGCTTTAATGAGAAATTCTGTCGCTTGCGTTCGTTTGTTAAATCGTCCACGATATCATATAACACTGCCTCCGTATCATCCACCCTTCGCAATGCGCGACCGATGCTTTGGAGTGTGCGTATTCTTGACTTGCCCGGATGCGTGAACACCACGTTATTCAATCGCCTGATGTTGATGCCTTGTGAATATACTCCAGCCGATGCGACGATGATTGCATTGTTCTCTTGTTCTACAGTGGCACGCACCTCTTCACGCACAGCAAGCTCGGTTCCACCATAGACAAAAAAGACCTTACGGTTTGATGCTGCCTTGTTTATTGCATTGAACAGTGGCATACCATGCTTCTCTACATAGTTGAATAGCACCAGCGTGTTGCCTTCAAGACTCAATACAAGATTCTTGATGAATGCATTGCGGGCATCGTTGTCAATAAGGTAATGAATCTCTTCTTGGTATCTCAAGTCAGAGGGAATCTTCTCTTTGTGCTTGAGAATGATTGCCTTGATGGAGAAGTCCGATAGCACCTTCCTGTCAATCAGTTCCTTTGTCTCTGTGACCTTCTTGACTGCACCAATCAATCCTTCAATGACAAGTTTATGTGTCTGCGTTCCGTCCAATGTGCCCGTTGTGCCATATCGGTATTTGATGTTGGGAGTCTTGGTCATAATGTTGGTCAACGATTTAGACTTGACACCATGACATTCATCCACAACGATACTCGCGAACTGCTCAAAGTATTCTTTGGGCATCTTGTATAATGACTGCCATGTAGAAATGACAATTGGCTTGACTGTCTCTTTTTCTCTGCCTGCCATTATCTCATGCACCAATTTCTCGTCAAACCCATAGTCGCCAAAGTCTTTCCTCATCTGTGCAACGAGTGATATGTTAGGAACAATAATCAAATGCTTCCCCTGTTCATGCTGCATACAATACCGAATCAAAAGGTAGATGATTAGACTCTTGCCGGAACCAGTCGGTGAAAGCAAAAGCATCCGTCGCTTGCGAATAGCAGCAACGAATGCATCCACTTGATAATTTCTCGGCGTAATAGGGAGTCGCAATGACTCAATGAACTGAACTGCCTCATGGACCGAGAAATTGTTATCTGGCTCCTCCTCATAATAGAACTCATAGCCACGCTCTTCGCAGAAGTCTTTTATATAAGACACCAACCCGGCATAGATGGTTCCGTCCTTTGTGTTCACAAGACGAATCTTACCATCCCATGCACCCATCTTATAGGCCGGCATGAACTTATAACCGGGAACCTCAAACGTGAAGTACCCGGATAGCTCCCGCATAACGGATGGCTCAGTGCTAATCATTAGATGCACTTCGTCCATCTTGTGAAGCATTACTTTATCGGTATATGCACTCACTGTGTCCTAGAATTCTCCGCTAATGAACTTCTTCCATTTGATTGCATTCGTAATGAGGAAGCTCCTGCTATTGATGCTATCAATGATTGTCTTGAGAAGCGCAACCTTTTCTCTACAGTCGGATATTTGCATGAGGTGTCGAATAATATCCACATCACCTTCGATATATCTGGGCACATCACTCTTCATTATCTTGAGATTCAACGGTTCCCATCCACGTTCTTGAAGATCTTCGTTGCACATCTTTCCCGTATAGTATTCAAACTTATCACGCTCCAGCATCTTGTGTGCATACATCATCTTGTTCAGAGTAGAATTCTCCTCTGTAATGATTCGCATATACTTGGAGTGCAATTGGGGAATCTTCAGGGATTCTTGGTCAAGCTCAAGGTCATCAATCTTGGAGTCCACACCCCAAAGGTCATGAATTTCATCAATATCCATATTAAAATATACTCCTCTTCATTATATTATATTATAATTGCCCCTCAAGCTATAATAAAATAAATACAGCTATTTCATTGTTACCCCTATAATGTAAGCACCGATGCTCCAATGTCAAGGCCAGAATCACACTTTTTCGTAAGAATATGTCAAATACCTGAAAGTCGCTGTAGCCTGAATTGGCGTAATATCAGAAGAGGCTGAATCAAATAAAACCTCGGATATATTAGTGGGGAATAGATCTTTTAATATAATACGGTAATTGGCATTCATATGTGAATTCAATATGGTCAGGGTTGCATCTGAATATATCTGGTCTGCCTTCTGGGCCTTGTATTCAGCATACTCATTTGGAAATCCCAGACCATTCATCCAGTCATAGACCTCTCTCCAATTCTGCAAATCCTCATCTACATTAAATGTGATATTGAGAGGGTCGAACACCAAGTCATTGCCGGGTACTTGTGTCTGCATGAATGGGGTAGGTTGATTCACTTCAGCCAAAGAGATTCCAGGGATGTTCACTGATGTAATGAACCAGTTGGTATTGGGTAGATTCTCAATAGAGAACTTATACCCTGTAGGGGATAGATTGTTGATATTGCTCGGTGAATTGAAGTTTTTTGCCATGATGCCTCCTATGTGTATTTATATGACAACGGATGGCCGAAAAAGAAACAGAGAGCCCCCGTTTGAGAGGACTCTCTGTTTTCTTTGTTACTTGCTGACTATGTATTAACCAGCAAGGCTTGTGATTGGGAAACCTCTGTAGTAGCGGTTACCCGTGGTGGCTGTAGTACCAGCCTCAATGACCTGACTCATCGTGTTCTTCTGAGCGAATGGATTCACACCCATCCCGTATCGAGTCTTGAAACCAATCTTGGGCTGGAAGTTGTCCTCACCGATTGCACGAACCATCTGGAGAGGAACGTATGGGCAGTAGAACAAACCAGCATCGTATGGGCTAGAACCCTTGTATCCGACAACAACGAAGTCATCAGATGCAATGGTGTAGGGGTCAATAAAGACCTTCAAGCCTGCTCCGACAGTACCAGCAAATGTGCTGCCAGTATCATCTACAGTCAGTGCAGCAGATGAGTCCATGACTCCTGCCACGTTGAGAGCGGATGCTACGTCAGAGGAACAGATGATGAAGTTACCCTTACCTCGACGGGTCTTCTTGGCAATGATGTTTGCCTCAGTCTCGATCTTGTATACAAGTGCCTGAAATCGCTCTACGAGCCAGCGACCGTCAAGATCGTTTGGAGCCCCGCCGCCGCCAGTTGATGCGGCAGAAACAGCCCCAGCTTCCTGGGCAGTGTAATAGATTGAGCGAACAATCTCACGATTGATTTCAGCGTTGATCTCAGTCGTAAGGATGTTTGCAAGCTCAGTCTCGGCATCAAGACCATGAATTGCCTTCAAGTCCTGTGCCAGTTCCACCGTGTACTCAGCCTTGAGTGCGCGGGTCTTGGCAGTAACCTGAGACTTATCAATCTGGAAGCTCATCGAAGGAATCTGGTCAGTTAGATCAACACCCAACGCAGCACTTCCCCATCCTTCGGCATCCGACATGGTAGCACCAGTTACAGCGGAAAGGGTAGCAGTCTCACCACCAGAAGCAACTTCGTTCAGGAAGGTGTTTGCGATGTATGTACTTCCTTCAGTCGCAGACGAAAGAGGAACATCAGTTCCTCTGCCCGCCGAGAACGCCGAGTTGGCTTCGTCATAGAATGCATTTGCAATCGCTCCCATGTCTTTACCGTCAACATCGTTACCATAAGTAGGTCGAAGAGCAAAGATTAGACCAGTTGGTCCACTCATTGGCTGAACACCCATGATATCAAATGCAATCAGGTTCGGCGCAGTACGTCGAACGAGACTGATGAGAACGGGATCAAAGTTCTGAGCATTACCCGCAACGGTATCGGGAGTCGTTGACTCGCCCAGTAGACTGGCAGAGCCGACATTCTGTGCCTCTTCGCGCATGGCAGTCTCTTGCTGCTCAAGCATATGTGCAGTTACAACCTTGCGATAACTTCCCTGAATCTCGGGCATATCTTCGTGATCAAGGACTGGCTGCCACTTGTTAACTAGCTGTTCATTCAACATGTGTTTACTCCTTAAAAATTGTTGAACCTGTTATATTTGCAACAGTATTCTAACAGTTATTTATAAATTATCGTTTCTCTAAGTTGTTTCTACCAAGTACATTAACATAAGCAGCCATCGGTCCTGATGGCGTATCCGTAGTGATTCCATCTTCAGTAATTTCCGATTCCTCATCAATTACTGCGGATTGACCTGTGACAGTCTTTGGGAAGTAGTTTTCTCGGATTGTTCCAAGAGCAGTTTTATACTGTTCTGGGTCTTCAAATCCCACTCCTTCGGAGAGCCCCTTTAATTTCTCGCCTTCAATATCAGTGAGTTCATTGGAAAGTTCTCCAAGAATCTCATCCTTCTGAAATGACTTGACCCGTGAAGACAAGTCAACATTCTTTTCAATAGTTTCATTAAGCTCAGTTTCCAACTGATCAACACGATCAGCAAGACTGTCTACAACATCAACCTTATCTTCTGGGATGTCAATGTAATGGTCTTCAAACAACTGCTTGAGTCCACCAATAAACTCTTCGGTAATCTCTGCTTTGATTCCACGCTCGATGGCAAGCTCGTTTTCCTTCGTCCACTCTTCTACGATGTAAGAAAGATAGGAATCTACCTTCTCGGTGAGAGCAGAAAGGCTTGCTTCTCGCGCTTCCTCTAATTTGACAGAAAAATTGTTTTCCAACAACTCAAGCTCAGAGTTAATCTTAGAAACAACGGCAGCTTCAAAAACTGTTTGAACCTGTGTCTTAAACTCTTCGGAAAGACCATCTGAATGGTCCCCAAAAATAGCATTCAAGTCTTCAGAGATGTCGATATCTTCGTTAGTAATAGCAGTTCGCTCTACTA